GCTGATTTTTCACTTGAAATTCAATTCAAGGAAGGTGACCCGGCAACGGTGATTGACCTAACTGGCGCCACGGTGCTGTCGCAAGCGTGGAACGAAAAGAGGACTCAAAAGTACGCCGACTTCGCGGTTGCGTACAACAATCGGGCACAAGGCAAGGTCACCTTGTCCTTGACCGACACACAGACCACTGAGTTCCCTGACGTTCTCTACTACGACGTCATGATTCAAGATTCTTCTGGCTTGCGTCAGTACTATCTTGAGGGTGTGATCACCGTGAGCCAGGGGTACACAGCATGACGACCGCAGTAGTCAGAGACCCGAACACCAAAGTCGTCACTGTCATCACTGGCCCGACTGGACCGCAAGGTTTGGCCGCAACAGTGGTGGTTGGCACTGTTACTACAGGCTCACCTGGAAGCGATGCAGTAGTAAGTAACAGTGGCACATCTACTGCTGCTGTCCTTGACATCACGTTGCCTCGTGGTGCAACTGGACCGACTGGCGCTACTGGAGCTACTGGTGCGACAGGTGCCACTGGTGCTACGGGTCCTCAAGGCGCTACTGGACCTCAAGGCTCAACAGGTCCGACTGGTGCTGCGGCAACAGTGGCAGTTGGGACGGTTACGACTGGAGCTGCTGGATCTAGCGCAACGGTTTCAAACAGTGGCTCTTCAGGTGCTGCTGTCCTGGACTTCACTATTCCGCAGGGTGCTACTGGTCCTCAAGGTGCTACTGGTCCGCAAGGCTCGACCGGCGCTACGGGCGCTACAGGGGCTCAGGGTCCAGCAGGCAGCATTTCTGTTGGTACTGTCACGACGCTGAGTGCTGGAAGCAGTGCCACTGTTACCAACTCAGGCAACTCCAGCACTGCTGTATTTAACTTCGGCATTCCTCACGGCAGTACTGGCCCTACAGGAGCGACAGGTGCTACTGGCCCTACTGGACCTCAAGGCCCCACTGGTGCGACTGGACCTCAAGGCCCTCAGGGCGAAACTGGTGCATTTGGTGGCGCAACGTTTGAGTATCTGTTCAGCACTTCCACCAGCGATGCTGACCCTGGGACAGGCAAGCTAGCTTTCAACAACAGCACTCTTGCAAGTGCAACAACGTTATTTATTGATGACGCCGACGAAAACGGCACCGATATTCAGTCCTTCCTAAGGACGATTGATGACTCTACTTCTACGATCAAGGGTCATTTCAAAGTCAGCGTAGAAAACGATCCTGATGAGTTCAGGCTCTACACAATTTCCGCTGCGACAGAAGCGAGCGGATATCACAAAGTCACTTGTGCTTATGTCTCTGGTGGCGGCACCTTCACTGCCAACCAGGGCCTAGTCGTTACTTTCGCCAGGACTGGCGACAAAGGTGATACCGGCGCAACAGGTGCTACTGGCGCAACCGGAGCAACCGGGCCTGCAGGTGCTGCTGCAACGATTGCTGTTGGCACTGTCACCACGGGTGCTGCTGGCTCAAGTGCAACTGTTACTAATAGCGGCTCGAGCTCTGCCGCTACTTTTGACTTTGCCATCCCTCAGGGTGCAACTGGTGCTACGGGTGCAACTGGAGCTACTGGTCCTCAAGGACCTGCAGGCGCTGATGGCGCCGCCAACATCAATGAGTTATCTGATGGTGTTACGAACAGCAGCGGCGCAACGATTGGCCTTGGAACAGGTGCTCTTGCGAACGATGATGGCACTACAAATAACAATACTGCTGTTGGTAAAGACGCACTAAATGCAAACACCGCTGGCGCCAATAACGTAGCTGTCGGCTACCTTGCTCTTGATGCAAATACGACTGCGAATAACAATGTAGCTGTTGGACAACAAAGTTTAGGTGCTAACACTACTGGCTCTCAAAATACCGCTCTAGGACAAGCAGCACTTCTTGATAACACTACAGCTAGTAACAACACTGCTATCGGCAAAAGCGCACTGCAAGTAAATACGACTGGCACTAACAACGTTGCTGTTGGCGCAATTTCCTTAGACGCCAACACTACTGGATACAATAACGCTGCTTCTGGCTATAACTCCTTAGGCGCAAACACCACTGGTCATAGCAACGCAGCTTTTGGTGCTTATTCTGTTGATGCAAACACTACTGGATATAGTAATACAGGTATTGGATACGGCGCTTTAAGCGGTAATACCACTGCTAATAACAACACAGCAGTCGGAGCAAATGCGATGCTGAATAACACCACTGGCACGCAAAACGTAGCCATCGGTGTTGAAGCTTTAGAAAAAGCTACCACCGCAACAAACAATACTGCTGTCGGGTATAGGGCGTTAGAAGAAAACACCACTGGCACTTCAAACACTGCCGTCGGGATGAACGCTCTCGATGCAAATACAACTGGCACTAGCAATGTTGCCCTTGGGATGAGTTCTTTAAGTATTAATACCACCGCTGACAACAACACTGCGGTTGGCAGAAGTGCGCTTGAAGTAAACACCACAGGCACGCATGGCGTTGCTGTTGGCACCTACTCTCTTGATGCAAATACCACTGGCAATGACAACGTTGCTGTGGGTTACCACTCTTTAGGCTCAAACACTACTGGCTATAGCAACGTAGCCTTGGGTTCTTATTCTCTTGATTCAAATACAACTGGCGTCAGGAATACAGCGCTTGGAGACACTGCTTTAAGCGAGAATACAAGTGCTGACAACAACACAGCACTTGGTCATGCAGCCTTAGCTGTAAACACCACTGGCACGCAAAACACTGCTGTTGGTTCACTTGCTCTTGATGCAACTACCACAGCAAGTGGCAACACTGCGGCTGGTTATGCAGCACTGACTGCAAACACTACTGGTGCGCAAAACACCGCCATTGGTAATGCTGCAATGGCTGCAAACACTACCGCCGATAACAATGTTTCAATCGGCTATAACTCACTACTTTCAAACACCACTGGCACGCAAAACGTTTCCATCGGATCAGAGTCGCTGGAAGCAAACGTCGGCGGCAATTACAACACTGCCGCTGGATTTCGTTCTTTAGAAGCAAACACATCGGGCTCACAGAACGTTGGAGTTGGTCTAAAAGCTCTTCAGTCAAATACAACAGCCAGCGATAACACTGCTGTTGGCTTCAATGCTCTGCAAGCAAACACAACAGGCGCAAGCAACACTTTTGTCGGAAGCGAAGCTGGTCGTGACAACACTGCTAACAGCAATACTGGTATTGGCAAAAGAGCACTCTTTGAAAACACTTCAGGCTCAAGCAATACAGCTGTAGGCAAAGACGCTCTTTACAACAACACCACTGCATCAGGCAACACTGCAGTTGGTATGGATTGCCTTGAGGCAAACACCACTGGCGCTAACAACACTGCTGTTGGTGCAGCTGCTCTTGATGCCAATACAACTGCGAATCACAACACTGCTGTTGGCACAGGCGCACTAGGTGCAAACACCACTGGCAATTCAAACACAGCCGTTGGTTCGCTTGCCCTTGACTCAAATACAACTGGGTCCAACAGCACTGCAGTAGGTTATGCCGCTTTAAGTAATAGCACTGGCTCCAACAACACTGCGTTGGGTTACGGATGTTTGGTGGCAAACACCACTGGCATCAGAAACGTAGCTGTTGGGGCAAATGCGCTTGATGCAAACACAACTGCAGATGACAACACTGCTGTTGGATACGATGCTTTAACAGCAAACACAACTGGATCTCAGAACACTGCTGTTGGCAATTTTACTCTTGATGTAAATGACATTGGTAATGAAAACACAGCCTTGGGCTACCAAAGTCTAAGTGCAAATACCAATGGCAATGCCAACACAGCCGTTGGCAGGAAAGCGTTGCTTGGGAATACAACCGGAGTCAGAAATACAGCAACAGGTGTTGACTGCATGTATGAAAACACAACTGGTAGTTACAACACAGCGTACGGTTATCAAGCACTAGAACACAGCACTACTGCTAATGACAACGTTGCAGTTGGTTACCAATGTTTAGAAGACACTACTACTGGTCACAGCAACGCGGCTGTTGGTAGAAATGCCCTTACTAATAACGAAACTGGTCACTCCAACGCTGTTCTTGGCGCTTATGCGATGGATGAAGGTACAGGAGCTGATGGCAACGTAGCCATTGGATATGAGGCTTTATCGGCTCATACGCAGAACAACAACGTTGCGGTCGGCTACCGAGCAATGACGACCAGTACAACTGGCGGCGAAAACACTGCTGTTGGCAACGCAGCCATGAGAGATGGCACTGGTTATATCCACTGTGTTGCTATTGGCGCGAGTGCCCTTGAAGACAATAATAATCATAGAAACACTGCTGTTGGCTATCACACACTTAAAGCAAACACATCCGGCGCTGATAACGTCGGCTTGGGTTATCACGCTCTTTTAGCAAACACTTCTGGTCTTGGCAACGTTTGCCTTGGCAACTCTGCTGGTCAAGCAACTACAACAGGAGCCAACAATGTATGTGTTGGCCGTGGTGCTGGTCTGGTATTAACAACAGGTGGTGAAAATACTCTTATTGGCAGAAGTGCTGGTGAAAACGTTGGTCCGACAACAGGAAATAGAAATACTTTGATTGGCCGTGATGCTAGACCTTCTGCTGCTGGTGTATCAAATGAGCTGGTTGTTTCTGCTGGCTCTACTCAGATAGGCAAAGGCAACGCTACAGCCTTTATTTCTGCACAAGGCGGACCTGCTTACCAAGGCAACAACTCATCTACTTGGGCAACTACTTCTGATCGCCGCCTCAAGAAAAACATTGTTGATAACACAACTGGGTTGGCAGCAATCAACGACATTCGTGTCCGCAACTTTGAGTATCGCTTGCCTGAGGAAATTACTGAACTCAGCGCAGACGATGCGATTGATAAGTCAGGCGTTCAGCTCGGCGTTATTGCTCAAGAGCTGGAGGAAGTCTTGCCAGATTGTGTCAGGACAGAATCTACAGGCGTTAAGTCTGTCGATTCAGACAACCTGACTTGGTACTTAGTGAACGCTGTCAAGGAGCTGTCGGCAGAAAATGTTGCGCTCAAGGCTAGACTTGACGCTGCAGGCATCTGACCCAACAAATGTCCGAAGAAACCCTGACTGCTGCTGAAATCCAAGCGCACTACGATGCTGCTCTGGATTCAGTCACCCTGATCAACGATCTCATGGCTCTCAGCAGCCGTGATGATGAGCAAACTGCAACTGTTGCCCGCAACGTCGAGCACCTGCAGATCATGGTGGCCAAGACCTATTGGACTTCTGACCACGATCTCGCTCCTCTGAACGCTGCAATCACTGCAGGTTCTTGATGAAACGCCCAGACCCAATGATCGCCTCCAAGCCTGGCGCGGAGGACATACAGGCCATGGCCTCAAGAGTGCTGTGGATCAACGAGTTGTATTTCCTTGATGGTCGCGACCAGATCAGCCATCCGCAGCATGGTCTTTACACCGGCCTGACCAACAAATATGCGCTGCTGGAGTCTACTGACGGCATCTAATGGCTAAATCAACCAGCGGGCAAAATTTTGTCCCTAGCAAGCCCAAAAAGACTCGTCAAGGGGATGGATCACATTCAAAACCGTCCCATGGACGGAAGAAGTATCGTGGCCAGGGAAAACGTTAATCCTCTTTCCAATGTTCAAACTTCTCATTGCGAGTGGTGTCGCCGTTTCAGCAGCTGTGCTGGCATCTCCTGCGGCCAAAGCCGACGGTTTCTATCTGAATCCTGAGTGGAACGGCGCCTGGTCTGGTTCTGACTTTGGCGGTGCTGTTCTTGACGGCCACGTCGGTTATGAGGCTGGGGCGTTCTACATCCAAGGCGGTCCTTCTTGGCTGCAACCTGATGCAGGCGACACCGAGGTTGGTTTCTCCGCCAAGACCGGTGTTTCTGCTCCTGTTGCAGAACCTTTGGATGTGTACGGCGAAGTGTCCTACGCCAAGTACAAGGATGCTGATGCTGGTTATGGCCTGAAGGCTGGTTTGAAGTACAAGTTCTGAGCTATAACTCAGTCGACTCTTCACACAGGTCAGCAGGAGGCTCCCTTTTTGGGGGCCTTTTGTTTATCTATTTACCATGAGCACCAAACTCAACGGCAACAGGTTCTCCCCAATGGGCAGCCGCGTTCCAACAGAGCTTTTGCCAACTGCTATCCGTTATGAACATGCACGGGCAGTGCTGTTTGATCAATTTGGTCAACACAGCAAAGCCAGAGAGTGCGAGAAATTGAAGCGCTATTACGAGCGCCGTAGCATGGATGAGTGTGTTTAAGACTCATGCAAAAGGTCTACAACGTGCTTGGCGTGCTGGGCTTTGTAATGTCTGGAACGCTGGTTGGGCTGAGCATTGCTGCTTTTGCTCAAATTCCAGGGATGATCGATGACATGGCCGCCGACATGATGGATGACATCACCGGCAAGGTGACTGACATGGTGCCAGGTCAAATTGACGAGGCCATGCCAGAGTTGCCGACCAGCACTGGACCGGCTGTACCGTTCAAAGTTCCATGAGCGATCAGGTCAACTCACCAGCGCACTACACCAAAGGTCGCGTCGAAGCTATCGAGGTGATTGAAGATGTGGTCGCTGGTGCGCCTGATGCTGTGACTGGCTATTTGGTGGGACAGACCATGAAGTACTTGCTGCGGGCATGGCACAAGGGCAACACCGTGCAAGACCTGCAAAAAGCGGCTTGGTACTTAAACCGTGCTATCGACAGGTTCAACGCTTAGGTCACCATTTTGGTGTTGGCGGTTGGATCGTCGTCATGAGCTTCAGGCCCGAAGCCTTCCGCCTTGATTTTCGCCATGTCAAGTTCTGGCGCGGGTGCCTCCGCTTTCTGCTTAAACGACGCCAACCATTCCCGTAGCGCGTCACCTGTAGGCGTACCTTTCGGCCACTTCACCCATTTCAGGATCGCTTTTGGATCGGTGAATGGTCTGGCCGAGTTGCCGCACAATACGGTGTAAACAACAGGCGGACCTTCGCGTCTGCGGTTACGTTCAATCCACAACTGTCCTGCCGTAAACCGCTCTGACTTCATGCCTCAAATCCGTGAGATAGGTGTGCAGAGGATTGGCGTTCCTGACATCTCTGTAAGTCAACCAATCCCGCCCCCTGTTTTACCAGCTGCAGCTCCAGTCACTTCAGCGGCGTTTCCAGTTATTGAAATGCCTGGCTGCGTTCGAGCGCGGGTTGGCAAAGGTGGTGGCGTTGAAACTTTTGAGGACGATCCACGCGGCACAATCACCTTGTGCGACGGAGGTGTCCCGGTCTACGAAGCGCCTGACTACAGGCCTCGTGATTTCACATGGGTAAAACCTCCAACAGTTCCCATGAAAAAGCCGGAGCCAGCAGCTCCGGCAGCGATCCCTTCCCCAAGTTTGCCGGGTGCCGACCCCGACAATTCAAGAGTGCCACCAGAGCCACCATGCCCTGCTTTTGGAGCTAAAGAAATCGGATCGTTTAACAAATTAGGGACAGAGGTTCTTGCGGGCTATGAGCTGCAAGATGGCAAGTGCGTAGCGGTTTGGGATCCCGTGCCTGTCGCACAGGTCGTTAACAATTATGTGCCTGATGTCGGTCCAACTGTTTCAGTTGCGGTGACTGCAGCGTTTGCCACTACTGCTGCCATCTTGAGCAAGCCAATTGCATCCGTGCTGCAGAAGCTGGTCAAGCCGATCACGAAGAAGGTCGTCAAGAAGCTTCTTTTGAAAAAGGAGAAACCGGTATCTTTACGGGAACGGATCCTGGCGCAACGAGATCGGAATCGCGCACTAATGGCTTTACGTCGGGCTGTGGGTAAATAATTTCGTGGGTGTGGTCCTCAACAGGGATTGGCTTGAGTACTACGTCTGCACAAATGGCCTTAAACGGGCTGTTGTCAGAAAACCCATAACCCTCACGCAGGGCCTGCGAGCACGCCTTGAGCCGACCCATCTCGTAATTTAACCGCTTGTCGGCAAGGCTCTGTTCGTAGAGCGCGACCTGTTTCTCGGCTGCCTTCAGGCACATGTTTATGGCCCGACGATCTAACGGCACTGAAATAGTGGCAGTAATGCCAAAGTTGTTGCTGTAATTGCTGCGATAGCCCGTCCTCATTGGCTTCATGAACAAGACCTTCCCAGGATTATCAGGCACTCCGTCTGGTCCGTCCAAGCCTGTTTCTGGATCGGTCAAGCCATAGTTGTCGCTGTTGTCGTAGACCGGCTCTTCATAGTATTCATTGTTAGGCCTACCCCAAGAGTGAACACCAGACACAAACGGGGAAATATTTAACGTGGCTCCATCACACTGAATGCCAGAGCCAAAGCTGAACTTTTGGTATTGACCTGGGGTTATCTGCACGGCCTGGTTGACTACTGAGCCACTGCTGTTTGAGACAGGCGATGCAGTTGCGCTCACCTGTGCAGCAGCAGGTGCTGTGTAAATCAAGCCGAGTAGCAGCGCAGTTGCTGTCGCTCTCATTGGCTGAAAGTGCTGGTGGAGTCGGTCACGCTTTCAATAATGGTCTCCCTGTCAATGATCACTTTTTCAATCAGGCCAGGGCCTTGATAGGTCTCAGCAAATTGAAAGGCAGCGCCTGGAGTTGATTGCACCCAGTTGCTGCGATTGGCTAGGTCCAAACCTGTACCGCTAACGGCAGGGCTCACAGTGCCACTACTTGGCTCGACTCCAGTGCCAGTAACTGTGTACTCCCAGCCAGTGCGGTGCGATTCCGAGACGATTGACTCTTTCACAATCGTCTTGGTCTCTGTGTGAGTTGAAACGACACCTTGGCTGAAGTTAGGCACTACAGGTACAGCTCCAGCTGGCGATGCCAGCAGAAGCAGCAGCGCACTAGCGGCTCTGCAGTTCACTGATCACCTGCCCAATCGCGCTGGTGTTTCCTGCGCCTGGAGAAATCGTGATTGCCCCGTTTGTGGTGATTGTGCCTGCTAAGCCGGTATTGGTGCCTGCTGCAGTGCTAGTCACATCGCCGAAAGCTGGAACCTCGCCGACTGTCGGCGCTGAGGTGGGCACGGTGTCACCTTGGGTGTAGCTGTTGGCAAAACTGAAAGCATTCCCACCAGTCGCCTGCGTTGCATCTGGAATTGTGATGGCATTGACGCCGTTAGTGGCTGCTCCAAGACCACCGATGGCATCGCTAGTAGTGCTGCCTCCTGCAGTAACCGAGGTGTCAACTCCGCTTCCGCTAATTGAGTAGCTATTTCCGACGCGAACAGCGCGGGTTGACGCACCACCTACATCTAGCTGGACGCTGCTGCTCAGTCGATGAGTCAAGTCAGCCTGGGCAGGGGCAGCGAGCAAAGTAATCCCCAATACCAAAAGTGTGCGCTTCATTTGGTGGTTGAAGTGGTGCTTTTACTTTCAAGGTTAACGCTTTCATCTTTTTTCTTCTTGCCTGTTCTGTTCATGGTCAACCCGTAGCTAGCTGCAGTTGAACTGAGCAGTGATGCACTGAAAGTCACGTCGATTTGACCTTTGAAATAGCCGACGTAATTAGCCGTGATAATCGCCATCGCCCACAGCATGATTGTGATGCGGACAAAGTCGCCTAACCAGCCATTGCTGTGGTCTTCCTGTTCCTGGCCTTGCGCTTCCTTGCTTTCTGCCATGATGGTTTGACGCTAGAGGTCGAATGGTGGTTGAGGTCTGGGCTGCAGTAGCTGGAGCGTCTGTGGGCGTAGCTTCAGCTGGACTAACGGGAATGAGCCGTCAAAGCCAGCAGGGGCGTGACTCCTTGATTCGGCTTACAACCGCTGTCGATAACCTAGCCAGCCGCCTTGATGTGCTTCACGCAGACATCAGGACTCGCGACCAAGAAATTTTTGCTCGACTTGCCAATTTGGAGCAATCAGTAGCGCGACTGGAAGGGCATAGCAATAGGAACTAAGGTATTGATGCTGTTCAAAACAGTCTCATGCTTGTAGTACTAAAGCCCTTGGTAATGACCATGTGGCGCTCCCGCTCATTCCGAGAGCTGATTGTCGCGATGCTTGAGAAGATCGTCACTCGCACTGACAACGACCTTGACGACCTGGCGGTCAAGCACGTTAAGGATTTGCTGTTGCCTGACACGAGAGTTGAAAAATAGGCTTTGTCCGCCATTATCCAGGTGACCTTGCTGCTTGGGGCCATGGGTCTTGCCTTGCTGCCGTTTTTTCAGTTCTTTCGTGGTACGCCCCACCAGTTGGCTGCAATTAAACAGCTTGAGGAGTCGCTGCCAGAGGAACTATTGGCGGAAGACGAGGCAGATTGGTTTCAGGCGTGGAAGGAGAGTGGCTATGACCAG